ATCCCGAATCACATTGCTGATGACTTCTTTGCCTCTGTTTATCCTACTATCTCTTCTGGTCAGAAAACAAAGGTAATTATCGTATCTACACCACGAGGTATGAATCATTTCTACCGTATGTGGCACGATGCTGAAAGAAAGAAAAATGAATATGTACCAACAGAAGTTCACTGGTCTGAGGTGCCAGGTCGTGATCAAGTCTGGAGAGAACAAACAATTGCCAACACATCGGAAGCACAGTTTAAGGTTGAGTTTGAGTGTGAGTTTCTAGGTTCTGTTAATACACTTATCGCTCCATCAAAATTAAAAAATTTAGTATTTAATGATCCAATTCAAAAAAATGCAGGTCTTGATATCTATGAAGTTCCTCGAAAAGATCATAACTATCTAATTACAGTCGATGTTGCTCGTGGTCTCGGTAATGATTATTCTGCCTTTCTCGTATTTGATATCACAGAGTTTCCATATAAAGTTGTAGGCAAGTATCGGAATAATGAAATTAAACCGATGTTATTTCCGAATGTAATACACGATATTGCAATGGGATATAATAAGGCATTTATTTTAGTAGAGGTAAATGACATAGGAGATCAGGTTGCATCAATATTAAACTACGATTTAGAATATGAAAACCTATTAATGTGCTCGCAACGTGGACGTAATGGACAGGTTGTAGGAGCAGGATTCAGTGGAAAAAGATCTCAACTTGGTGTTAGAACAACAGCAGCAGTCAAAAAGTTAGGATGTTCTAATCTCAAAACATTACTTGAAGATGATAAGATAATACTTTGTGACTATGATATAATATCAGAGTTAACAACTTTTGCTCAAAAACATAATTCATTTGAGGCAGAGGATGGTTGTAATGATGACCTAGCAATGTGTCTTGTAATATTTTCTTGGTTAGTTGCACAGGATTATTTTAAAGAAATGACTGATAATGATGTGCGAAAGAGAATATATGAAGAACAAAAAAATCAAATCGAACAAGATATGGCACCTTTTGGTTTCATCTCTGATGGTTTTGGTGATGACTCCTTTGTTGACAAAGATGGAGATTTATGGAAAACTGATGAGTATGGAGATCGTTCTTACATGTGGGATTATTATTAATGACATATTTTTTTCTAGTTGGATCACAATTTTTTAATTTTTGCTTTTTTATCTTTGCGATTGGATTTGTGATTGCTCTTGTATTAGAGCAGATAGTAAAACAGCAAGATAATGATATGAATACGTTTATTGTTGTTACAAATCGAAAGTTTTTATGGCAACAAACTTGGATCGTTAATTTTTTCTGGTTCTTCTGTAATATTGCTCTAAATATTGCAAGTCGATCATCAGCACCAGTAGGTTCTGATATTATTTGGAGAGGAGAATTGTAATGTTAGATCCAGTTGAAGTTAATAAATCACTAGATGATATTCGTCCGTATATTGAGTCTGATGGAGGATATCTTGAGTTTATAGAGTTAGATTATAATTTAGAAGAAAATGTAAGAATGTATTATGGAGTAAAAGAGGGAGAGGAAGCAGCGATTGCAAAAGTAAGATTAAGTGGTGCTTGTGAGTCTTGTGCAATGAGTGCACAAACTTTGAGAATGGGTATTGAAAGACATTTGACACAAACCTTTCCAGAAATTGTAGGTGTAATGCAAGTTCTGTAATGGAATTTGATGAGCAGTTAGAACTTGGTCACTTTACTCTTTCAGAAAGAAAGTGTAGAGTTTGTGGTCAAATGAAAGATTTAATTGACGGATATTATTTAATCAGAAAGAATAAAAATATTAAATCATCATACTCTTATGAATGTAAGATATGTACAATAAAAAGAGTTAAAGGTAAAAAGAAACCAAAAATAAAGGATTGGGAATATCCAGACTGGTAGTTCATGCACTGTTTCCCCAGTGAAATAATAGTAAAGAATAAATAATTTCAGAAAAATATCCTGAGATCGGAGAATACAAGATGGCTCTAAACTTAGCCTCTCCTGGTATCCAAGTTCGAGAAGTTGACCTCACCATCGGTAGAGTAGACGCTACAAGCGGTTCTATCGGTGCATTGGTTGCTCCCTTTACGAAAGGTCCTGTGGAGGAACCACAACTCATTGAGAGTGAGGAAGATTTGTTACAAACTTTTGGTCAACCTTATTCGGTTGATAAGCATTATGAGTATTGGATGGTCGCATCATCATACTTAGCATATGGTGGAACAATGCAGGTCATTCGTGCGAATGATTCTGGATTAAAAAATGCAACTGAAGATGGCTCACCAGAAATTTTAATAAAAAGTGATACTCATTATAATCAACTTGGTTATGATGACAATACAATTACTGGAGTAGTAGTTGCAGCAAAAACTCCAGGTAGTTATGCGAATGGAATTCGAGTTTCAATAATAGACGCAAAAGCAGATCAGATAATCACTGCTACTGGAATATCTACAGTAGGATTAGGAATAACTCAAACCACTGCTGGAAGAGTTGTTGCAGGTGCTGCTGGAACTAGTGTGCTTGATGGTTACTTAAAAGGAATTGTTACAGGTATTGACGCAACTGCAGGAACTGCAGAAGTAAAAGTACTATCACATGTTTCAACTGCTGGAACTGTAACTAACGTAGAATATCAACAGAATGGTATTTACTGTTTCAAGGCAAATGAGTCAATTCAATTGTCTACAGCAGGTTCTAACGTAGGAACTGGAGGTACAACTCAAATTACCGCACAAAAAGATTGGTTTGAGAACCAAGAGATAGTTCTTACAACCACAGATGCAAATGGTAATCCACTTAAGATAGAGTGGGATGCAATTGCAGATGCACCTGGAACTTCATCTTTTGTTGCTGCTAGAGGTGGTAGATTTGATGAAGTTCATGTCGTTGTAATTGATGACAAAGGAGAAATTACAGGCAATGCTGGAACAATCCTTGAAAAACACTTAAGTCTATCTAAAGCAAAAGATGGTGAGTATTCAGTTGGTTCAGTATCATACTGGAGAAAATATCTTGCAAATGTTTCACAGTACATTTACGGTGGTAGTTCACCTTCTGGAATAACAACCACTAACTTTACTGGTGGAACTGCAACTGCAATCGGTAGTTTAGATAATGATAGTGGATGGGATCAAGAAGCAAACGGAGTAAATTTTGGTGCTTCAGGTGTCTTTACTGCTTCACTATCAGGTGGTAAAAACTATGGGGGTAAAACAGATTACTCAACAACTGGAGCATTAGACTCTGGTATTGATGATATCATCTCTGGTTATGAATTGTTCTCTAATACAGAAGAAGTCGAAGTTGATTTCCTCTTAATGGGTGCAGCTCATCATGCAAAAGAAAAATCACAAGCAGTTGCTGAAAAGATTATCGCAGTTGCTGAATTGAGAAAAGATGCAATCGCATTTGTATCACCTCACCGTCAAGCATTCTTAAATGATACTTCAGTCGGTACAGTTACAGTTAATAGCATAGATACAATCACAGAAAATGTGGTAGGTTTCTATGCTCCAATCACTTCAACAACATACGGTGTGTTTGATAGTGGTTACAAGTATATGTTCGATAGGTTCAACAATACTTTCAGATATGTTCCATTAAATGGTGACATTGCTGGAACTTGTGCTAGAACTGATATTGAACAGTTCCCTTGGTTCTCACCCGCAGGAACCGCAAGAGGAGCGATACTCAACTCAGTGAAACTTATTTACAATCCTGGTAAGAAACAGAGAGACATTCTATATTCTAATAGAATTAACCCTGTAATACTTTCACCTGGTGCTGGCATTATACTCTTCGGAGATAAAACAGGATTTGGTAAGTCATCGGCATTTGACCGTATCAACGTTCGTAGATTATTCATTTTCTTAGAAGATGCTATCTCAGCAGCGGCTAAGGATCAACTCTTTGAGTTCAATGATGAAATCACAAGAACAAACTTCGTAAATATTATTGAACCATTCTTAAGAGAGGTTCAATCCAACAGAGGTATATTTGACTTTGTTGTAATTTGCGATGAAACAAATAACACTGCAGCAGTCATTGATAGAAATGAATTTGTTGCTGACATCTTTATCAAACCAGCAAGATCAATTAACTTCATTGGTCTTACCTTCGTTGCCACCAGAACTGGTGTTGCATTTGAAGAAGTAATTGGTTCCGTTTAATTAACAGAGGTTTAACCAACTATGGCTAGTAGAAATCAGGTCAATCCACCACCACTAAGAACGATCTCCGACTTTAAGAGTAAGTTGACTGGTGGCGGTGCTCGTGCTAATCTGTTTGAAGTTGTCCTCACATTCCCAGATGCTGCTCAACCAGCAC